GCGGAAGTCCTTCGTGTCGGGCAGGACCTTGACGCCTACCCGACCGATGATCGCTTGAGTGCTAGGCACGTGTTACCTCCCAGAGAGCTGAGCATGGAGTTCGGCTACCGTCTTCGGCTTCTTCTCTGCCGGATCAGTAGCGGTGGTTGGACGCGGCCAGCTAGGCATCTTGGGTGGACCCTTCTTGCCCCACTGCCCGGTCGCGCGAGTGTTCTGGTTGATGGCGTCAAACAGGTCGGCCATGATGTGCCGGTCTGTGCCCCAACCGAAGTGCTCTCTGCCACCGGAGATGAGCGCGGTGGTGAGTGATGTGTCTGGAAGCCTCTGAGCGAGCGCGACGACGAGCGAAGGGGCTGGACCCTCTCCCGCTATTACCTTCGTCAGGTCGACGTTGTAATAGAACAGGAGGTCTGGGTACAGCCCCTCGCCCGCCTCATCGATCAGCTTTCCGAGGCTGAGGCTTCCCCCAGCTCAGACCCCTCGGAGTAGGTCTTGAAGATTTGCACCATGAGTGCAAGGTCGTCACCGATCGCTTCGAGGAGCTTCTCGCCAGCGGTCGGGTTCTCCGCGACGAGCATGATGCACTCCGCGAGCAGACCCTCTTGGTCGGCGTCCTCGGCTTCGAGCTCGGCCTGCTTCGCCATGAGGGAAGCGCGGTCGCTCTTGGCGAGACGCAGCGGGTTGACCAGCTTGACGATGAAGTCGTCGCCCAGGTCGATGTCGGTGCTTCCGTACTTCGCCTCTGCGGCTTCGCGGATTGAGTCAAGCGTGAATGCTGCCATTGGTAGCGGACCTCCTTGTGTCTGCGGACCTGACGGATGGGTATTGCTCTCACCAAGAAGTGAGAGCCCCACCCCGCACCGGGTCCGCCACTCGATGCGGGGCAGGGCTAGTAGAGGGCGCCGGTATGACCCGACGCCCCCCGAGAGCTAGATAGCTCAGACGAGCGGCGTGACCGCGTACGTCCAGGTGTTGCTTCCGCTCTTGAGCGGCTTCACGCCCAGGGGCAGACCGGCGAGCGACTCGGTGTCCGCAATGGACAGGTCGTCGGCGCGGTAGATTTCCGCCTTCGGCGCGTAGAACGCGAAGTGGTTCGCACCATCGATGAAGACCGCGAGGAACGCGGTGGTCGTCGGCGTGGGCGACTCGGGAACCTGCACGGAGCCGTCGCCGGAGATGGTGGCGTTCGAGCCGTAGTACAGCTTGAGGCCATCCTCATCGAACTGCTGGAGCGTGAAGGCCAGCGTCTCGGTGCGCTTCGAGTACGAGGTGCGCAGTGCACTCGACTGGAGCGTCTTGAGCGTGGTGGCGTCGCCGCCCTCAGAGCTCACCGAGAAGATGTCTTCGATGGAAGTGTGACCCACGTTGGTCCACGCCACCTCGGGGGCGGTGTAGTCAGCGGGGGCCGCTGTGTCGACGGGGGCAGTGAAGTAGTTGCCAGCGCCGATTACGAGTGTTGCAGCGTCGTTGATTGCCACTAGGGCGTCTCCTTACGAGATCAGATGGACAGGGTTGAGGGCTTGCGAACCGAGACGTGGAACCGCGTCTCGTATCGATGCACCCCCGTGGGAAGGTCCGCGTACTGCACGGGACCAGTCGACGTTGCCCAGTCGGGCGAGCGTCGTGGCGGTGATGCCATCTCGATGTAGGTGAAGTGACCCCTACCTGGGATGACGGTTTGGTTGAGCCAAGCGTCGCGAAGGACAACGCGCACAGCCTCAGAGAGGAGTGCGGCGTCTTCGTCGCCGTTCGGGTCTTCCGCGAAACAGTGAACGGACACTTCCCCGGAGTCGAGGAATCGGGTGTCCCCAACCCAGTCTCCGAATGTTGGTGATCGACGGGCGAGCACCAGCGGGAAGGTTTGATTCTCAAACGAGATGAGCGTTTGCACGTCCACCCCTGGGAGGCCAGCTCGAAGAACGTAGAGCAGAAGGTCTTCGAGTGGACTCATCTCAGCGAGAGCCTTGATGCCAGGTGGGATTCCTGCCATACGTTACCTGCCTCTCTTGAGTAGTCGAACGCGACCGAGCGCAACCTTCACGCCCTTCTTGGGCAGATGGAATGCTCGGTGCAGGATGAAGAGACCGTCGCTGCCTGGGCGCTCCTCGATGGTGCCGTCCTTGTACTGAATCTCGTAGGGCTTGCGGCCGTACTCGATGGACATGGCGGCTTGCTCGCCGCGCTCGTCCGAAAGGATGACGTACCAGTCGACCTTGCCGTGGTCGATCTCGATTGCCGAGTGACCCTCAGCGCGATGCTCAAGGAGCATCGTCTCTGCGCGAACCGCAGCGGCGAAGGTTCTTATCTCAAGGTCTGCCTGCACGCCATCGTTCTCAGCGATCAGCTTGGTCAGCTTCTTGCCCTTGACGGCAGCGAAGACGACGGCCATCAGCCGGGCCTCTGTCGCAGCATGAGCGACGTGTGCCGTGTGTGTCGCGAGCCGTGGTGGTTCGCGGGTGGCGTTGCGACATCCCAGGAGCGGCCGTCCCATTCCACCCTCGCCCACATGTCGATGCCGGGGATGTCGGGCTTGACGAGCATCTTGACGATGTTCACCATTGCCTGACCCGGCACCTCTGCGCGAGCGGAGCGGTCTGGGATGAATGCCGCGACAACCAACATGGGACTGTTGAGGTCCGCTTCGAGCTGCGTGTTGCCGCGATTGTCTGTGACGGTGATGGCGGGGTAGACGATGGCCGCTTGGCCGCGCCTACGCTGCACGCTCATCAGATGTACTCGTCAGCGAAGAACGGGAAGGACTTCTGTCCTGTGGGGACATAGCCCGTCGTCTCCGCTGGCTTCGTTCCCCATGCCTGCACCTCGACCGAGTGAATCTTGCTCCGGCCCGCGAGGGCGACGAGCATCTTGATCTCGTTCTCAGTGAAGGTAGGGCTACCGGATGCTTCACCACGGTTGCCCCAGGCCAGCGTCTCATCGCCCGCTCGGGACTGCGTGTAGCCGTCCGGGTTGCGCATCCATCGGGCCGCAGCCTTGAGGACGAGCCGCTGGACCTGAGCTGGAGCGGTGGCCTGGTCTTGCCATACGTCGCTGCCGTAGAAGCGAGCGTCGTCTGACAGGTCTTCCAATGCACCGATCGCTGCGCGCTCCTCGTCGGAGTCCAGTGTCCACTCCAGACGATCGATGAGATCGTCCACAGTTGCGAGAGTGTCCATGTGTGGTTCCCCTTACGTTGAGGAGAGGGGGAGCGGAGCCCGAAGGCCCCGCTCCCCGCTCAGCTAGATCAGGCGTTGTCGGCGTGAACCTCAGCGACGCGGCCAGTCGGCGTCCACACCGAAGCGTCAGAAACGCCGGTGATGGTGGCCAGCTCAGAGGCCGCAGCCGGGTAGTCCGAAGACCCGTCCAGCTCCAGCTTGATGCCGCGAACGAAGTGCTCGCCGGTCGAAACGACCTCAGAGTCCGTGCCGTTCCAGCCCACCAGAACATCCTCGACGGCCCGGAAGCCAGCGTAGGTGTTCACGACGGAGCGGTCCTGCATGTACTCGCTGTCGTAGTCGCGCACCCAGCGGAGGGCGATGTCCTCGAAGGAGGTCGTCGCGCCGAAGGGCACGGACTGGGGGACGCTCGGCGCAGCCGAAGCGAAGATGAACGCGCTGCCCGAGAAGGCGTACGCGGCATCGCTCGGGATCGTCTGGTCCACGACGATGCGGAAGCCCATGCGGGTGCCGATCGTGGCGCTGACGAGCGCAGACTCAGCGAGCGAGTCTCCGACGTTCTGGGCCAGGTTGATCTTGTCGTCGTTGAGCAGCGCAGCCTCGAAGTCCGACCCGACGAGCAGGTAGCGGTCCTCGGCCGGGACGTTGAACGCGTTCAGAACGCGACGTGCCTCGGTGAGTGCTCCACGGAGGTTGAGCTCCGCGTTGCCGATCGTGACGTTGTACGTCTGAGCGGTCAGGGTGTCGACGGCGCGACGGCCCAGTCCACGTGCGACGGCCTTGACCTGCGGGTTGAGCAGCTTGGCCCAGCCCTTGAGGTCGAAGTCGGTCTGCTCGTCGGTGACCTTGACGGCCGAGTAGACGTTCCCACCGAAGGTGACGGGAATCTTCCGCTCGCTGTACTGGTCGAAGACGATCCCGGCGCGGGTGCCGGGGGTGGCGCTGTTGGTCGAACCTGAACGCCAGTCGTAGTCACGGAACGGCAGGATGCCTTCCACGGTGACAGAGATGGTGTCGTCGGCTGCGCCCTTGTACTGGTCGACGCCTTCGCGACGGAACAGCTTCGGAACGAGGAGCTCCTGCTCCAGCATTCCAACAGCGGTCGCCACGAGCTTCTCCGGCTTCACCAGAGTGTGTTCGTTGGTAGCCATTGGCTGTCTATCCTCCTAGGATGACTTGAGTGATTGAACGGATTGGGTCAGGCGGGCTGCTTGTTGCGGCCACGCCCGTACTTCCTTGCGAGCTCAGCGGGATCGGTGGGATCAGAGTCGTCACCGCTTCCGCCGCCCAGTCCACCCGAGAGGTCCTCGGGGTCTGAGTGTGCGAACTTCTGGAGCTCCTTTGCGTCGGACTCCAGCTCCTCGACGCTTGCGCCGCGAAGGCGCGAAGCGAGCTCGTCGGGAAGGTTGAACTTGCGAGCAACCTCAGCCACCTGGGCTCGGCGCTCGGCCTGTGCGTTGGCCTCGCGAAGCTCGTGTGTTGCGGCCTCGAACTCCTCAAGAGTCTTGGCGCCTTCGAGCTTCTTCTCGGCGTCACGCAACTTCGTGCGGTAGCTCGCGGCTTCGCCACGAACCTTGCCGAGCTCCTTCTTGACCCACTCGGGAAGCTCATCCTCGGGCGCGGGCTTGTCGCCTGCTTCGCCATCGCCTGACGTGTCGCCGGAGTCTCCATCGCTGGAGCCTTCGCCTTCACCATCGCTTGAAGCGTCGCCGCTGTCGCCTTCGCCTTCGGGTGCACCCTCGCCCTCGGCCTCCATGCGGAGGTTGCCGAAGACTGCTCGATGCGTAGCCAGAACGGCCTCGATGTCGAACTCAGTGGGCTGGTACTCAGATGTGCTGGTGGTATTCACTCACGCCTCCTGGGCGATTAGGGTGTGCTAGCCGCCTGGGCTAGCTTCTGTTGTTCACGAATGAAGCGCCGCCATACGGTGATGGCAGCCTTGCCGCTGTAACCGCGCGTGATCTGCGGCCACAGGTCTGCGTACTGGCGGTTGAGGTCGTACCTCGGATCGCTGTTGTACTGGTCGAGCGAGAAGATCGGCTCGGCGTAGCAGTGACAGTGGTCGTGGTACTTGTCTAGGTCCCCGTACGTTGTGCTCGCGCTCGTGCCCTCCGCAGACTTGTAGACAGGTCCACGCGAGATGAGCATTGCGCACCACCCACACGGGGTGCCGGTGCGCGAGAGCCGGATGAATCCGATGACGCGTTTGTCGAGCTGAGAGGTGGCCCAGATGGTGCCCCTCGCTCCGTCCATGACCGAGTGCTCAGCCGAAGCGGCTTGGGCGTTACCGGCTTTGTCGTGAGCCGTCTGCCGCTCCTCGTCAACGACATCGCCGGGTTGCGACGTGTCGATGATGGTGAGCTTGTCGTTCAGGTTGCGCGGGCCGGTGAGGTCGAGGAAGACCTCGGCCTCGGTCTCGGCTCGGGCGTCCTGCTCAGCTAGTGCGGCTTCGAGTCCTTCGAGCTCCTCTACGAGGATGCGATCGAGGTCTGCGTCCGACAGCTCAGCGGGAGGGTCTGTGGTGGGGCTAGGCGTTGATTCTGGGGCCGTGGGCGGCTCAGGAGCCTTCGCCCCTGTAATCTCCCCGGTCTCCTTGTCAACGACCGTGGTGCCCCTGTCAGAGGCGAGCGCCGCGAACTCGTCGCGAAGCTCTTGCAGGGTGATGTACTTGGGCTCCGGGTGGTCGGGGTCCGCAATGGTAGTACCAGTGCGGAGCGCCCGGACCAATCGGTAGTAGGCCATCGAGAGGGCACGCGACTGACCGCGACGGAAGAGCACCAGGCGAACGGCTCTGTCGAGCCACTTCGCGGATACTGCATCGACGCGGTTGACCGGAACGTCGGACCACATCGAGATTGCATCCTCGATGGTCTTCGCTCCGATCTCGGCCAGTGCGACCTCGAATGCGAGTGAGGCTTTGTCGGCCTCAGCGGCGAGCTTGGCTGCTCTGGGCACGACACCTCCTCGTTACCCCGTGGGGGCAGATGGCGGAATGGAGTTGATGGTGTCCTGGCCGGACGAGCGTCGGAGCGACTGGACGAGCTGGAGGTCGGTGTTGTCCTCTTCCGCCATCTCGCTCCATCGGTCGAGCTCGTTCTTCGTGACACCGGGCACGCGCTCCCACAGTCCCTTGAGGGGAATGCCGAGCTGGTCGCCCAGCTTGCCGAGAGCGTCGGCGCTCTGTGCGAGCGAACGCTGCTCCATGTCACGCCAGATGACCTCACCTGAGTGGTCGTTGGCCGAGAGCTCGACGCCAGACATCTCCGCTGCGAGGCGGAAGACCCGCTCCCAGCTTGCCCCGAAGCCCTTGCGGAACTCCTCGACCTTGCGGGAGAGCGCGGTCTCGGCAGCGAGGAGAGCCTCGGCCGACAGGTTCGCGATCTGTCCCAGAAGGTGATGCGGGGGAGTCTGCGACACAGCCGCCAGGTGGCGAATGCTCATGTCGACCGACTCGATGAAGCCGCCGAGCGGCGTCTCGTCCAGCGTGCCGAACTTCGCCTCGTGGTCCTCAGCAAACAGGAACCGCTTGGCGCTGTGGTTCATCGGGAGAGGAACGGGCTGGCCGTTCTCATCGAGCACCACGTCGCCCTCGGTGTCGCGCTTGAGCGGCGGGGCCATGCCCGTCACCGTGCGCACCTTGAAGCTGGCGTAGGTCTGTGTCACCAGGAGGTCGAAGACCGTCTGGTTGATGCGGTTCTGGAGGGGGATCATCGGCTCGATGACGCCCGTGGTGCGACCCTCAAGGTCGACCGCTGCGGCGAAGCGTGTGACGGGGCACTCGCTCGCGCCGTGCAGCTTGCCCTTGCCGACGCGGATCGAGTCCTTGTCGGTGAGGCCCTTGAACTCCACCGGGTACTCGTTGAGTCCGTCCCAGAGGCGAGCCTTGCCGACCTGCTTCTCAGCGATGGGCCAGCGGGTGACCGTGAGTGCAGCGTACGGGGTCTCGTCGTTGGCAGCGTCCTCGAAGAGGGCCGTGGTGCGCATGGCCGACAGGCCCTTGGAGATGACGCCCTTGCGGGTGCTCTCGGTGAGCGTGAAGCTGTGGCCGAACTTGAGTGCGCCACGGTGCACGGCGATCTGCCGAGCGTCGAGGCGTGAGTTCTGCCAGTGCTCCCACTCGGGGCTGTCGGTTCCGGGGACCGAATCGCGGCCGGGCCGGAAGCTGTCGACGTAGAGCGCCTGTGCTGGCGTGTTCACCAGGAGCGGGCACCAGTTCGAGGTGGCGCGCTTGGCGAGCAGCTTGTACTCGTCATCGGCCTGAGCTGGCATGTAGGGGTCGTCGTGGGTGCCACGGTCGTACGCATCGATGCGACTCAGGGTCGGAAGGTCTTCGTCCAGAATGGCGAGCAGCTTGATTGCCAGATCACGCTTGTTCACTGGGCACCTTCCTTCCTAGATGAAGTAGCCTTGACGGGTGGGCTGACGCTTGTTCTTCCCACGGATGCGGAGATCGTTGAGCGCCTCGTGTGCGAGGAGTAGCGCCGCATAGAGGTCAACCTTTCGCGGCGACTCCCTCGACTCCTTGCCGAATGAGAGGCCATAGTTGTTGGTCCGGCGACGCGCGTTGAGTACGTGCCGCTTGAGTGCATGGTCACCGTCGTGGTGCAGCTTGCCGTCCGCGATGGACTGCATGAGCCGCTCGTGTGCACGAGTGACCCGCTGCACCGACTGGCGCATGTCCCACGCAATGCCGTTGTGGCCTTCCGCCTTGACGGCGAGACCCTCGGCGTAGTCGGTTGCCCAGGTGGCGATGTACGACTCCCAGAGCGCAACGTCGGCGTAGAAGCCCTTGACGTTGAAGAGCCGGAACGCGTCACGCACGCCCGTGTCGACCTGATCGCGGTTGACTTCCCAGCCCTCGCCTGCCGGGCCGTCTGGCTTGTACCAGTGGCCGAGCACGAAGGCGCAGTCGTCAGTGGTGCGGATCGCGATTAGCCCGGTGTCGTCGTCGGTCTTACCACCGTCGAAGCCGAGCACGATCTCGTCGCCGGGCAGAAGCATGGCGCCCTGTGTCTCCAGCGGAACCCAGTCCGCAGAGCCGTAGAGCGCATCTTCCTCAGCGACGATCTGGTTGAGCCACATCCGGCGTGAGCGCGAAGCGGAGAGCGTCGTGTCGAGGACCGACTGAATGATGGTCTCGACGTTCAGCCACACCGCGTCGCCGCGAATCTTGGGGAGGACGATGCGCAGAGATTCTGGTGACAGCGGTGTGCTCGGGTGAGCCTCAAGGCTGTCGTACAGGAAGCCGATGTCGGCTGCCCGTCCCTCCACGATCTTCTCGTGCGCCTCACGCATACGCTCAGCCACCGAGTCTTCGCCCGGTAGGTAAGCGTTCGTGATGGCCAGGTAGCGCGCGTCCTTCTTCGTTGCGTTACCGTCGATCGTCTCGTACATCTTGTCGCCGTTGTTGCCGCGAATCCAGTGGTGCGTTTCGTTCAGGATGACGAAGGTTGAACGTCCACCTTCGAGCGCACGGAACGAGCTGGTCACAGCTTCGAGGCGCTGGCGTCCACCGTTGGCGCGAATGAGCTCAGCGCCGAGCGTGATGCCGTAGGTCTCGATGGCCTTCTCGCTGATGAGCGAGGGGAAGAGTGTCATCGTGTTGCGGGTCTGCTCGCGCGAGACGGCGCCGACCTGCACCCAGGCTTGCGGGTGGGGCTTGCCAACGGGGTCACCGTTCGCGTCCCAGTGCGAGAAGCGCGATGGGCCGACGAGCTCGACCATGCACATCACACCGGCAATCGGGTCCTTGCCCCAGCCCTTGAGCCGTTGCAGAACGCCCTTGCGGTAGATGAAGCGGCCGTACTCATCGACGGCGTACCACCAGAGGATGAAGCGAAGCTGCTCGCGCGTGAACTTCCACGGCTTGCCGTCCTCGCCCTTGAGGTACTCGGCGCACCAGCCAGCGATCTCCCAGCCGAGCGTGTGCTCGGGGAGCTTCCACTTGCCGGTGTCCGGGTCCTTGAGCCAGGTCGGCCCGATGTGCACGGGTTCGAGCTTGTCGATCTGCTCTGCGGTGAGAGCGGCCATCGGGTCACCTCCAGTGAGGCGCCTGGCCCCTCCTGTTAGACGTAGCCCCGCGTGATGAGGTGCAGGGAGAGCCACGCCAGACCGGCCACCAGGGCCACTCTGCGGAGCTTTGGGAACGACCCCTCGCCGGTAACACCGAACCAGGATCGAATGTGTTCTGAGAGCGTGTCGCCCTTGCGCGCGTCCTTGAGGGCAGCGCCCTCGATCGCTACGAAGCTGGCGATCCAGACGAGCCACGCTACGGTGTAGGGGCTCAATCCAGGTCCTCCGTAATCTTGACGGTGAGGTAGCCCTCAGCCGGGAATGACTGCACCCGACCCGCTGACCACTCCAGCTCGATCTCACCCTGGTAGAGGCCGACGACATCGGTGTCGCCAGCGACCCAGGGGTAGCTCACCCAGCCACGCTTCTCGACCGAGCCGTCGTCTTCGATGACGCCGTTGCCGGTGATGACCGTGGGGGTGGCCGCGTTGTCCGTCATCGTGAACTTGACGCCGATGGCGGCGCTCACGTCGAGTGGCACGCGGTTGCTGGTCAGCTCCACCAGGAGGGCAGGCTCCAGGTCGCCTCGCTTACATGCGAACTTCTTGCTCACGAGGGCCTCCTAAAGCCTGCCCCACCTGGGGCTGAGATGGTGACGCTCGTCCGCGTGTTGCGGACGTTGACGCCAGGGTTGGGAATGATGAGGCCAGCCATCGTCGGGTCGAGCCCGGTGCCGCTTGCGCCGGTCAGTGCACTGATGCTCAGCGCGGAGCCGTAGCCCCGCTTCGTACCCGCTGAGCTGCCAGTGATGACAGCGCTTGCGCTCACGTAACCCGAGCGGCGCGTTGCGCCGGACGAGCTGATGGCGACCGTCGCGGTGGCAACGGCCTGACCCAGCGCCACCTTCGCCCCTTGGGCAGAGACGGCGCTCGCGCCCGACAGGCTGATGGTCCCGCTGTATGGAATGAGCGGGGCCTCGCCAGTCGAGCTGATCGAGGATGCGCCCGACGCCGATGCGGTGCCGAGGCCGTGCTTGGAGCCAAGCGCCGAGACGGCAGTCACAAGAGGTGTGAGTGTCGTGACTCCGCTGGACTTCTTTGCTCCAGTGGCACTGGCTGACGCCGCCGCCGAGATGGCGATGGTGCCGGAGCCTAGGCCGGTTGCAATGCCGGTCGAGCTGATGCTCGATGCGGCGCTGGCTGCGGCGCTTCCGCCGACAGTCTTCGCTCCCGTCGCACTCGACGCCGAAGACCCAGTGACCGAAGCCGTTCCGCTGAATGCGTCGGCTGGTGTTGAGTCGAGGCCCGTCGAGGAGATGGAGCTAGCTGCCGACACCGAGGAGGTGCCGAGGCCAGTCTTGGCGCCGGTCGAGGATACTGAGCCAGTAACCGCGAGGGATGCAGTGCCACCGACTCGCCTAGAGCCAGTGACGCTGACCGCGCCGCTTGCCGACACGCTGGCGGTACCCGATGCAATCTCGATCGGGCCAACCCAGTTGACCGAGTTGACCTCGATCGAGTCGAGCACGTAGTCGACCGAGACGCTGTTGTTGACCCCGACCGCCAGCGTGGTGACTGGGCTGGTCGGAGCGACGATGAGCGGAACCGCCAGCTCCACATCAGGCACCAGCCCGTGAAGGTTGGCGCCCTTGAAGATGCGCAGTGTCGCCGTGCCGTACGTTCCGGCCGACTCGTCCCAGCCGAACTCCATGCGAACCCACTCGTTGAGGGGGATCGGATCAGCCGTCTGGTTGCTTACGTCGAAGGCAACGCCGTTCTTGACTCGCACCCTGCCGTTGGCTTCCATGCGGAGACCAACGATGTCGTCCCCAGCCGGGTCGGCCGAGGGCGACGTTTCCAGGGTTGCGAATCGCATGACGGCGGACGGGTAGGAGGCGAAGCGGTAGTAGCCTCGCGCGAAGACGAGCGGTAGCCCACTGGCGTCCGCGAACTCGTTCTTCGTCCTGATGGTGACGCCCGTGGCCAGGTAGTGACCGGCGAGCAGCCCCGTCATCTTGTACGCGTCGGTGAACGTGGCCGGGTCGTTGATTACAATGTCGAACCCGGTGTTGCCGGTCGTGATCGATGCGCCGTTCGAGCCGCCCTCGTAGTCCTCGGAGAAGAGGATGCCGGGAGCGAGACCGGACGCTGTTGCAGATGAGGTGGCCGATGCGACGGTGGCTGTACCACTGCCGCCCTTGACGCCGGTTGCGGCTGCCGTGCCGCCCAGATTCGATGCACCCAGTGAACCCGCGCCGGACTTGATGCCGGTGGCTGTCAGGGATGCAGTAGCGCTGGACGATACGGTGCCCGCTCCACCCTTGGCGCCCGTTGAGGCGATCGAGGTGGAGGCCGACGCGGTAACGCCACCCCCGGTGTGCCGCGTGCCGTTCGAGCTCACGCTCGTGGTGATCGCGGGGAGGGTGGCGGTACCGGCCGTGTTCTTGGCACCGGCCGACGAGACTGAGCTCGCTGCCGGTGGGACGGTTGCGGTTCCAGATAGGGCCGCTGGCTTGCTCCCGGTCGATGTGATCGAGGAGGCAGCCGGAGTGACGTAAGCGAAGCCGAGGGCGTAGTAGACCTCAGAGACGCCGGTCTCGATGACAGTCAGGTTGCCGGACACCGACGATGCGCCGAGGGAGCGCTTGGCTCCAGTCGATGCGACCGACGAAGCAGCCGAAGCGCTCGCCGTGCCCGAGCCCGCCGTAGAGCCAGACTGGCTGGTAGACAGCGAGCCGGACACCGACAGTGCGCCGATGCTGCCCTTGGCCCCGGTCGTCGCGGTGGACGAAGCGGCCGACACCGAAGCGGTGCCCGCGTTGGCCCTGATGGCGACGCCCGTTGACGTGATCGAGGTGGCTGCCGGTGTGACCGATGCCGTACCGGCGCCGACCTTGGCACCCGTTGAGGTGACCGAGGATGCAGCGCCGGGGACGACGACGTAGCCCGAGCCAGCCTTGAGGCCGGTCGATGTCACCGAAGAGCTGGCTACGACTGTTGAGGTCGAGCCAGCTCCAGCCTTGAGGCCGGTGTCGGTGACGGAGCTTGTCGCCGGGGCGACGGTGGCAGAGCCAGAGCCGATCTTCGTGCCGGTTGACGTAGGCCCGGAGGAGGTAGCGCTTGCCGCCGCTGTGCCGGATGCGGTCTTCGCACCAGTCGAGGAGATGGAACTCGCGACCGGAGTAGTGGACGCGGTGCCAGAGAATGCCTCGACGGAACTGCCGGTCTCGGTAATGCTCAGGGTGCCTAGCACCGAAGCAGTACCGCTGAATGCCTCCGGCGTGACTGCCGGACCAAGCCAGTCCACCGGGCTCACCGCAACCGCGTCAGAGTAGACGGTCTGGGTGAGCTGGTTCAGCGTTCCGACGTTCACCCCGATCATGGGGTGGCCGTTCGAGGACGGCCTGACGCCCGAGATGACGAGCTCTTCGTCAGGCACGGTGCCGTGGACGTTCGCGCCCGCGAAGACGCGGAACGTGATCTGGTCGTTCGGCCTGTCGAGCTTGAGTTCGAGGCGAACCCACTCGGTCGTTGAGGCCCAGGCTGTCGCGGTCTCGTTGGCCAGGTCGTACCCGTCAACGCTCTGCACGCGGAACTTGCCGTCAGGGCGAATCGCGACGCCGCTCAGGTCCTCACCAGGAGGGTCGACCGTCTCACTCGTCTCAAGGGCGAAGAAGCGGTTCTGCGCCGAGGGCATTTCCCCGAACATGAAGTAGCCACGGATGTGCACGACCGGGATGTCGGCTGAGGCGAAGTCGTACTTCGCGCGACGAGTGTCGCCGTTGTACGTCCACTTGGCGACCGTCGACCCAGTGATGGGCGTGGGGGATGACTCGAAGGTGCCGAGGCCCGTGCCCTTGAAGATGTCGAAGCCGGTGTTGCCGGTGTCCATCGAGGCGCCGGGAGTGCCCTCGAAGTCTTCCGAGAAGGCAAGGCCGGTCGCAGTGTCGTAGCCGATACCACCGACGACGATGCTGCTTGCAGCAGAGGCAGCGGCAATGCCGGGGGGCACTGTGGGCAGCGGCCCCGGAGTGGCGGTGTCGTCAATCGCGATCTCGTCCAGCCAGAAGGTGTTCGTGATCGCAACGGTGGTGCCGTACTTGGTCAGGCCGATCGCGCCGTTCGTGTACGCGCCAGTGAGAGTCTCGTCCGGTGTCGTTCCGTTGACGTTCGCACCAGTGTAGATGCGAAGCTCCTGCGTGCCAGCGTCGCCGTCAACGTCCCATTCGAGACGAATCCACTCACCGTAGGTGATGGCGGTTACGGCCGTGCCGACAGCGGTGGCGACGTTACGGATGCGGAGGATGCCCGTCGTCATAAGTTGCAACTGCGCGAGGTTTCCGCCCCCGGAGGTTTGGAGCACCTGAATGACGGCGTTGGCGGTCACGGCCTCGTTGAACTTGACGAAGCTGCGCGAGAAGAACTTGTTGCCGGACCAGCCGGTGAGTGTCTTCGTGACGTTCCACTGCGACGCACTGGGGGATGCTTCGGCGCATAGGTCCTCGACCCCGCCAGCGGCGAACACTCCAGCGGTG